TTTAACAGCTTCTTTATATGGAATAACTATTTCCTTATATTCAATATTTGCATCGAAATTTGAGGCAATTTCTTCCCATTTAGCCCTAGTTTTAGGGTTAAGATTAGTAGCATCAATTATAACGTTATAACCTTGCTCTAAAGCAGAGGTAATAGTTGTTTCCTCAAGAGTATTAATTAACTTTTCCCGAGACGGAATCCAATAATCACCGCACATAAGTCGGAGATCGTCCCTATTCACCCGAATCCAAGTAGACTTTCCCTTCACGAACTCTTTAGACCACGAAGTTTTGCCACTAGCTGGAGGTCCAACCATTACAATTATTGTTAATTTATTTTTTGTCATAAAATTGCTTTATATACATAGGATGGACTTCTGTTAGAAAAGTACTTAAATCTTTTTGGTACTTATTTTTCATAAGTTCTTCAAGATTAGATTCTCTAGAAAACACATCTGGACGATTTACTTTAAACTCTCTAAGAATTTGTAATGCCCAATTAACTTCTATATACTTTTCTAAAGGAGTAATACTAGGATCTTTAATAATATAATTTCTAAACTTAACTAAATCAGGTTTTACATAAACATTAAGATATTCTTTTATCTTTCCTTTTTTATTAAGTGTAGAACATACATATGGTAAAAGATCCCCACAATCAGTTCTTTGAAACCAATCTTCAAAAGAAAAATATAAACAATGTTTTTCTTTATCATATTTGGTTTTAATGTTTCCAATGATAACTAAAAGATCAGTTTCAAAAAGAGAACAAGGAATTTTATAAATATACTTAATATCCTTGTTCTCTTTTAATTCCTTAATCTCTTCTTTATTCATTAGGTTTTATAACTCTAGGATGTGCTTCAATAGATGAAAGTTCACAAGGAGCACTTTCTAATAAATCATTATAAAATTCCTTATATGTATTATATATTTCTAATTTAACTTTTTGAAGTTCTTCAAAATCTAAATCAGATACTTCAAGAGCAATACTAGTACATGGATACGCTCCAAATACAGTATCTTCAAAAGTACGATATATAATTATCCTAAATTTTAAGTTATCTGATTCAAAAAGATCTTCTGTAATATCGCTACATGGATAAGAATGATAAGATCTATCATCTTTTTCAGTCCATTGAATTCTATATCGATAAGCGTTATCAGAAGTATGATAATACATATATTTATTACCTATAGCTTTTGGAGTTAGATCGAATATACAATGTCGAAAAAGTTGATCAATTTTTTCTTGAGATAGGTTAAACGGTTGTTTCATTTTCTTTTTGTTTAGTTTGTTCTTTAATTACTTTATCAAAATACTTAAACATTTCTTCCTGAGGAAATAATGTTTGAAGTTGATCAAGTGTAAGTGCTGTATCTTTATTAACTAATTCTGAATATTTATCTGATACAAATTCAAATAATTCCTCAATAGTAGCAAATTCATTTACAGAATCATTTAAAATAAAATTCCATATTTTTTCAGAAACATTCTCTCCAAAATACAACGTTAAAGCTATATCAAGAGCATGTTCTAAATAATACCACATCTCACTACTTCTAATATCAAAACCTAGTCTTTCAAAATTCTCTGCTTCATTTAAAGCAGTACGATAACTTGAAATTAAATCTTTAAGTTGCTTTAATGTAAGTTTCATTATAAATCAGTTTTATCTCGTAGACTTTTGAATACTGGAAGATTTGGAACTGCATTTTCTGTTGCAGTATATCCAAAATACTTTACTGTACCCATTTGTCCTATTAATTTGTCTATATTTTCTCGATATCACTTCTTTAAAGCTCTATCTCCCATAGGCTTAGCTTCAAATGGATATCCGTCCTTTGTTTTCATATTAAAAACAAAATCCTCTTCTCGAAGGCCATCAGTCATTCCAGTTATTTCAAATTCATCATCCTGGAACATTTTTACTTTTAGCATTCGCTTATCTCGAGCTCCACATTTATATTTTTCATTTGGATCTCTAATAACTAAACCTTCATAACCTTCAGATATATACTGATTATGAAGTTGAACAATTGCATCCTTTCCAGATACACTTTCATGATTAACTACTACAACTCTATTAGGAATAATAGAACTTAAACTCATACATTTATCTAACTCAGTTAGAATTTTTAGTCTTTCCTGAAAAGTTTTAGTTTCATCAACTATATCATAAACATAATATTGAAGTTCTTCGTGTTTTTCACAAAGATCTTGTAATCTAACAATTCCACTAATATAAGATAGAGGCTTTCCATGAATATATAATTCTCCATCTAATACTACATTTGGATTATTATTAAAAAATTGATTTAAGAATGTATTCTTACGAATATAAGTTGTAGGAGTATCATAATCTTTACCTCCTCTAGAAGAAGTATAAACTTCCTTATCCTTATAATACATTAGACACCTTACTCCATCTAGCTTAGTTGAAGCATATCATTTATTGTCTAATATATTTTGTTTAGATTTTGGGAGACTATCAACACTAAGAGCCAACATAGGCTTTAAGTTTCCTTTTGCGTCGGTATTCTGTTTAGGAACTTTTAAATCTACTTCTGATTCATCTGTTATATCTTTTATTTTAAGTTCCTCTTGAGATTTATACCCTTTATCTAAATAGCTATTGCATAAGCTATTATATTGTAATTCAGCTTGTTCTTTGACAGTTCTTTTAACTTTACCTTGTTCAATAGTAACTAAAGGTCGTTTAACCATTTTTCCATTCAATACGCCAGTTTCTCCAGTTATTGAATAGAATTTTTCATTCGATTGAATATCAGTATGTTCATTTAAATTTAGTTGAACTACTCGAATCTTATTATTATTGTCTCTTTTAAAGAAGTAATTTGTCATATTATCTTTGATATAAATATATATCATTAGTAGTTCGAGATAAAGCTACATATTGTAATTGTCGTAATTCCTCAGGATCTGTACATTGCAAAATATTTTCCATATCAACTAATACTGCTAAATATGAAGAAGATTGTGATTTATGTACAGATATACAATATCCATAGTCTAAAGATTTTCTCTTTATAACTCTTCCTTCATGTACTAAATCAAAGGGAGTAAAAAACGCTTCTCGAAATTGATAATAAGCTCTCCAATCTTTGCCATTTTTACTTTTTACAGCTTTAACTCTCATATTATCAATTCGAGCTGCTAAATTAGCAATATCATAACTACTATTATATCTTGAAATTATAGTAATCTCAATATCACACTCTTTAGAAGGATCATATAAAGTTAATTTATATGCTTTTAATCCTTGAAATGTAGTATCTTCAACTTCTCTAACTAAATAATCAGATGAGTTTTCAATAATACCTTGATTTTTATACATACAAGAATCATACCCAGTTAAGACCTCTCCAAAATGATACTCCTCATCATCATTAAAAACTAAACGTCTAATAATTTGATTTAAAGCTTCAATCCTTTTATTAGTATATGTGACTAATTTTATAATATGTTGATCTTCAAGATTCATTCCAACCTTAAATAGATAGCAATGCTCTTCTAACATTTCTCGAATATTATTGTATACTTTTAAAGATCCAGAATCACTATCTGGCGTAGATTCAAATCTACTAATTGGCTTAGAACGTAACGTTTCTAATATTTTTCCAATTGGAGAATCTGAAGATTGACGATATACTTTATCTAAAGTGTATTTAGTAGAATTTCTAAATGTTTTAGATACTTGTTTTTGACTTACAGGGCTTAACTGTTTTTCATCTCCAAGCCATATAATTTTACATTGATGATCAGTAGCTTGATCAATAATTAATTTATATAAATTATCATTAACCATACTACATTCATCAATAATCCAAACTGCTTTATATTGTAAATATATAGCATTTTTTTGTATAAAGTTTAACTCTTTAAGATCTAATTCAAGTATATCAACTTGTGGAGATAAACTTAATAGTCTATGAACAGTAATAGCTTCTGAATCAACTACAGAAGCTATTACGTTCTTTGACTTATTTGTAGGAGTAATTACCAAAAATGGAATATTATTATCCTTCAATATCTTCACAATTAAAGCACATATTTGAGTTTTTCCAGTACCTGCTCTACCTGATATGCACAAATGTTTAGTATCAGAATTAATCTTAATATCACTTTTAATATAGTTTAGAGCTGATTCAAGTACTTCTTTTTGCTTAGAATCTAGTTGAAATGAAAGTAATTCAGATTCTAATTTTGGTAAATCATAGTTTAAAATCATTTTAATTTACTCCAGAATGTCCTGTTCCTCCACCTCTATCAGATTGATCAGAGAATTCTTTAACAGAACGTTTTACAATCCAATTAATAAATTCAACACGCTTAAGTACTAGCTGTCCAATACGTTCTCCATCTGTTATTACAACAGGTTCAGAACCATTATTAACAACAAGTAAACCTACTTCGTCCCGATATCTTGCATCAATTGTACCTGGAGAATTAATTAAAGTAAGACCAACCTTAAAACTTAAACCAGATCTTGGGCGTACTTGTATTTCATATCCTTTTGGAATACAAACAAATAAACCTGTAGGTATAATTGCTCGAGATCTAGGTTCAAGAATAAAAGATTTTAATGGATTAACTTCGTTTTCAAATAGAAATTGGCAATCTCCTTTTGTTTTTAGTGGTTCATCTGAAGTTATTCTACTAAAGTCGACTCTAACATCACAACCAGCATCTCATTCTTCAGTATACTCTGGAAGAGTATTTTTAGAAATATTAACTACTTCAACATCGGTCATTGCATCACGAAATTCTTCACTATACTTTTTCATATTTTACTGAATAACGCTTACGAGGTTTACCCATTCTAGCACGAGTAATAGGATTTGCCATATTTTCCTTATGAGTTACTACTCTAAGATTAGACAAACGATTATCACTTCGATCTCCATTAATGTGGTCAATCTCAAAGCCTTTAGAAATCGGACCATAAAAACTTTCCCAAACTACACGAGCTCCATTAATACTCTTAGTTTTCTTATTTACTCTAACAGTATATCGAGTATAACCATTACTTAAGCATCCAACTAACTGACAATTTCTCTTACCAATAAGTTTACCACTATCAGTTACACGATAACCTTCTAATCCGTGAGCGGAAACGATTCTTTCTGTCTTCATATCTCTTAAATTTTAATCTATTAATATTTTATTATTTACAATTATACACAACGACTAAATCCACAACTCTTACATATAGTACAACCACCTTCATATATTAAATGGTCACCACAATCTGGGCAAAGTTCGTGAGATTCTGTTCCATTAACAATAAATGTTTTTATTGCTCTTTTTACTCCATTCTTCCAGGTATTTAAAGTATCAGATTCAAAATGCATACCATCAATAATCTTGACTACTTTATCTAATTCAATTCCTCCTCTTAATAGAGCAGATATTAATTTAGCATAATTCCAGTATTCTTGATTAAAGATGCGAGACAATCCTCCTAATCGATTTGTATATCCATACTTATCGACATATTGAAAATCATATCGTTTACCAAATTCATCTTTTACCTTAATAATTTTACCTTCGGTAATAGTTGAGGGAATTGGAAAATCCTCAATATTATTAATTCCTGTAAATACTTCATAAGGTCTATCATCAACTAAACCTACAAATGCAATCCAGTTTTCAGTTCCATTTTTAAATCTAATTAATTTAGCATCAATTGATTCTGGACGCTTCATTAATTCTTTACTTCCCATAGGTTTCTTAGATAAAATAGCTCCTCTTTTACAACCTGCTCTATAAACAGTTACGCCTTTTAAATGATACTCTCATGCAAGTCTATAAATTCTTTCAACATCATCTATTGTAGCAGATTCAGGTAAGTTTATTGTTGAGGAAATTGAAGCATCTATATATCTTTGTAAAGCAGCTTGAACTTGAATTCTCTCTGTATAAGGAATGTTCTCTGAAGTTACTACATATTCTGGAAGTTGATTTTCAGGAACTCCTTTTGAAATGAAATTATTCTGGATAATTGGAGTATATACTTTATAAAGTTTCTCTTTATCAACTAAAGATTCTGTTTTTCTTGTATAAGAAGTTGCAAAAATAGGTTCACAACCTGTTGAAATTCCTAACATAGTAGCAATACTACCTGTAGGAGCACAAGTTAATAACTGAGAATTACATAATCCTCTTAAAAGAACATTACTTCTTAATTCCTGATATCGAAGATTATTTTCCTTAGTATTAAGCGCTTGAAAGAAAGGTGTATCTACAACTTTTGTATTAAACATTGGATATGCTCCTTTACTTATTGTTAGTTCATTAGAACTTTCCAAAGCTGAAAAGATCATTTCAGTTCCAATCATATTAATCCATTTAATAGATTCTTCACTGCCATACTTAATACCTAGTTTTATAAACATATCTGCTAATCCCATTACTCCTAGTCCAATCTGTCTCCAATTTTTAACAGATTCTCTTTGCTCAATAAGAGGATGTAATGGAAGACCTTCATCAAGTACTTCATTTAATGCAACTACTGCTTTTTTAACAGTATCTTTAAATCCTACAAAGTCAAATGTTTCACATTCTGTAACAAATTCTGCAAGATTTATACTTCCTAATAAACAACTACCGCCTGCAGGAAGTGGTTCTTCTGCACATGGATTTACTCCAGCAAAAGAAAAATCAGGGTTATTTGAGAGAAGATTTCAATTTTTAATAGCATCCCAGAATAAAATTCCAGGCTCTGCATAATCTCAATTCATCTCTGCTAATTTTCTAAAAATAGGATAAGCTTCAACTTCTTTAGTTATAACTTCTCCTGTATCTGTAATAAACTTAAGAATCAAAGTTTCTGCATTAATAACAGATTTCATAAAGTTATCACTAACTCTAACAGAAATATTAGCTTTTGTAACTTTATCTAAATTTGACTTAAGTTCAATAAATTCTTCAAGATCTGGATGATCACAAGATATTGAGATCATTAATGCCCCACGTCTTCCAGATTGTCCAATCAATCCAGTAATATATGAATAAAAATCCATAAAGCTAACTGCACCAGATGTTGTTTTTGCTGCATTGTTTACTTTAGATCCTGTTGGACGGAGATTTGAAATATCAATTCCACATCCACCTCCATAACTAAAAGTACGAGCTAGCTTAGATCCACATTCAAAAATAGATTCAAGATTATCT